TGGCGAAGGCTTTGGTAATTTACCTTTGGCGCGTGCAATTCAACTGATTGACGGCTCTGTATTGGCTGTTGAGGTTCACTGCAACGCATTCTCTGATAAAAAAGCGGGTGGCACAGAGGCGTTAGCCGCTGTTAAGCACAAAGCCATTTGTCAAAAAATGTGTGGCGCAATTGCAACAGTTATGGGTATTAAAACACGTGGTTCAGACGGCGGTTGGAAAAGTGAAGGCTCTGGCCAACACAGCCGACTTGGCTATGTACGCGGTGGCGGTATCATTCTGGAACTTTTCTTCATCACCAATGAAGCCGAACTGGCGGTTTGGAATGCGAAAAAATGGCTGATCTGCAAAGCAATTGCCAATGAGATCATTGAGTACGTCAAAAAACTCAATTAACTGGAGTTTGAAATGGACAAAAAGATTGAGATTTACGTTGCAACCAAAGGCATCATTACTGTCATTCGTTTAGGTGCAGGCTTACACGAAGGCTACTTAGACCTCAAAGACGCAGTTCGAGATTTTTGCGCCTTGTCTAAACAGCAACAATTGAATTTGATTAAATCAAAGATTCGAAAAGTGTTGGATGATTGCTCCGAACTCTGGCATGAATACCTAAATGCCACGTTTGTGATTAAAAAAGACGAATCAACTCCATTTTGAATTTAAATCAAAGCCCTGAACTCAGTTTGGGGCTTTTTAATTTGCGCTCATTTGCGCTATTTCGTTGCCTTTATCTGAAAACGTATGTTTTACTGTTTTTCACTTTTGGCGTCTATATACGCGATTCTGTGCGTAAATAGGGTATGGTCAAGCTATTGTTGTGTATTTAATAAAAAATGAAAAATTTAAATTTAAAAATTTGTGAATTAAGAAGTAAAACGCTCTTTTATAAATTTAAATTTATAAATTCGAATTTGAAAAAGCGAAACGGCAGTTGCGCAGCGATTGCACCCGTGTAGCGACCGTTTAAAACCTTTTCCGATGCATCCGTAATGCGTCACATAAGGCTTTGAGCCATGATAGGTGAGCAGATATAGCGTGTCGGGTGAGCAGATATAGCGTGTCAGGTGAGCTTAAATAGCGTGGACGGGTGAGCAGATATAGCGTGGACGGGTGAGCAGATATATTTGCAATCCACAGGCTTATCCACAGATATATTGGTTTTTATCAACAGCTTTTGTGGATAAGCCATTTGAACCAAATGACAAATCGCGCTACATTCCCTGAGTCATAAATAAGGGCGTGTGATAGGTGAGCATAAATAGCCTAAGTTAGCGCTGACTTGATATTAGGGAACAAATGGCGAACGTAATTAAAAAAAATAACGCAATCAATGAGGCTCATTTTGCATTAGCTTTAAATGAGTACCGCGTTGTGCTTATGGGAATTTATCAGGCTAGAATCAAGAACTTAAACCCACTCACAGATCGAATACGTTTCCATGTGAGCGATTTTGTCAAATCATACGGTCTCAAGGAAAACAACAGTAATTATCATTTAGCGCTGATTGAATCAACTCTATCGCTTAAATCAAAAATGCTGATAATCCGTCGTCCTGATGAGATTTTAAAGAACAAAATCAAGGTCACATTTGCCAATTGGGTATCGGAAGTTTCATACATCGAAAAGACAGGCTTTGTCGAAATCATGTTCTCACAGCGAGTTGCAGAAGCCTTAATGGAGGAAGATGCACGGTACACTCTGTATGATCTAATGCTACTGTCCAAACTGCCTTCTTTCTATGCAATTCGCATTCTTGAATATGCAATGCAATGGCGCACCATCGGCAAAACTCAATTCTTTGAAATTGAAGATTTGAAGCAGAGGCTCGGCATTGGGCTTTCGTTCCCTCTTTCAGATGGCTCTATGAGCGTGCCGGAGGACAAGTACACAGAAACGAAGCTGTTTAACCGCGATGTGATAGGGAGAGCGGTTGCAATGCTTAATAAGACCATTCCTGACCTGAACATGGCGTACGAAACAACTAAAGTTGGCAAACGTGTGCACGGCGGGCATTTTGCGTTTAATAAGGCATCTGAGGCCATTGTGCGCAGCAAAGAGGCGAAGAAGCTTCTTGAGGACGAAGCGCTTAGAAATAAAATGCTTGAAATGGGTGATGACGGCGCTCCCGAGAATGAGTCGGATCGGCCGCTTGATGACGATGGACTACCGCAACTTGGGTTTTAATATAACCGCCATTGGGTAAATGCTCTGTGACCGAATATTTAATAAATTATTATCTATAATCTAGTAATAAATATATTCAGTCGATTGCGGATTACCCAAGTGAAGCCAAATCATCAAAACAACGCGGAATGGTCAGGTCACTTCTTCGGAAGCGGTCTTGAGCTAAAACATTATGAAATACTCATGATGAAGCGTATTCCCGCCAAAGAACGCAAGATCGAAGCGGACTTGATGACGACCAAATGGTTTGACTACCGCCTGATGCACCCAATGGAAGCCACGTACTATTTTTTGCGCAAGTATAAAGAAGCGTACCGAGATTTTTACCGCAAGGCGATTAATCATGAAGCGGCCCCATTCGTAAAACCCATCAAGCAACATGATTTTTTGGAGAGCCGCGAAGTATTGTCTTTTTGGAGGCTTAGACAGGCAATTGACGCTCTAGGCATGCGCTATGAGTTCTTTCTCAATTTTGCGTTCAATCGCTGCCGCAAAATCATCGCAAACGGACGACCGTTGCCACCGCGACCGACTCAGCTTAAGTCCGAAGAAATGCTCACGGACGCCTATGTTGCATGGCAGGCGCATTGCGACGCGACGCTGCAAATTGCTTGCAGTCCTTACTTTACAGTCGCAAACTATATCAATTCACAGATGCAAGTTGATTATGAGGAATTTATTGTTCAGCAAATCAAGCGCAGACGTGTGCCGCATTTTTCTCTAAGTGCTTGTTTGTATTTATACGACGCTTTGAGAATAGAGACGGCACTCAATTGTTTCGACACCTATGTCGTACAAGACGCCATGAATCATGCGGTTGGATGATTCTGTGACGTTACAAATTAAGTGAATATTGACTATAATCAAAACATGATTATTAAGTCAGCGTTGACTTAATCCAAATAGATAAGAGGATTTTCTTATGAACAACAACTGGAATGACACGGCGGAGGAGCAAGCACGTTACGGTAATACCGTACCAAGCCGCAGCGAACCCAAGTCATTAAAATTTACCCCACGAACCAACTACGTTCCGCAAGCAGAGCGCAAACCGAATCGCCAATTGCCCGAATACGGTCACATGGTCTTTCTGAAAAAGCTCAGTGAGTCCGAGCAAGAAGTGATTGTCATCACGTCTTTAGGGCAAGTTGCACGCGGTCAAATTAAAGCTGTAGACGAACAAACGATCTCCTTGAAATGTCAGAACACTGACGGTGAAGGCTACCGAACACGCGTTCTGTTTAAATCGCAAATTGTGGAACTTTCACCTGTGAAGGGAATTGAAGCACTCGCGGACGAACTATCGAAAAAGGGAACTGTAAGCACTGACGGTTCAATTCTTAAAGGTTTCGGCGGCAGTTCATTCATTCCATCTTAATTTGCTGATTTAATTTTTTATAAGGATTTTCTTATGTCAGAGGAAGCGGTATTGACCGAGGAGACCGAAGACGGTCTTGAGGGATTTGTCGAAGAAAAATTTGAATACGATGCAGAGTTTCAGTCCAAGATTGCGGCTTTGGCTCTGCGTGATGATGACTTTCTTCGCAAGACGTCGCACATTCTTAACCCTGAGTTTTTTGAAAACGAAGGGGAGGCACGTCTAGTCTCAATGTCACTGGCTCATTTTGCCAAATACAACTGCGCACCTGACCCTGTATCGATTGCGCAGGTCATCAAAGACCAAGCGCACGCCAAGATTCTCAAAGGCACTGCGCTAAAGGCGGTTGTTGATTCGCGCAAAGTGCTGTATTCAACGGCTGTTCACGACCGATTATTCGTTGAGGAAAAGATTGTTGATTTTGCGCGTAAACAAGCAATGTCACACGCGATCTTGAACTCAGTTCCTCACTTAGAGCGAGGCGAATACGAGAAGATCGAAGGGCTTGTTAAAGAGGCACTTTCGGTCGGTATGAACGAAGACGGCTGCGGCTATGATTACTATGAGGCGGCGCGAAATCGTCAGTCCATTCGTATTGATAAAAAGCTTGGCAAAACACCGAAAACAGGAATTACGTCAGGCTGTCGTGAATTAGACAACCTACTCTACCATCACGGTTGGGGTCGCAAAGAAATGCTGCTGCTCATGGGTGGCCCAAAGAGTGGTAAATGCGTTACACGCGATACCATGATCTTTACCAACGACGGTCTGATCGAAATTGGTGACATTGTTCCTCTGGATTTAGGTGTTGATCAGTTCAAAGATCACGTCATGCCTATCTTGGGAATGAACGGTATGGAAGCAACAAGTCACGTTTACAACAGCGGTCTTACGCCAACGATTCAGGTCAAGACTCGACGCGGTTTTTCGATTGAAGGTACGCACCATCACCCAATGCTTGTTATGAGCGAAACAGGTCAACATGAATGGCGTCAGCTTGACGAGTTGCAGATTGGTGATTTCATCGTCGGTCAGCAAGGTGAACAAGTTTATGCCAACAAAGTTGATTTGAGCTATGCAGCAGAAGGCACAAGTTACCCAACGACAATGACCCCTGAGCTTGCCGAATGGTTGGCGATGGCAATTGCAGAAGGGTACTTGGGTCAAAAAGGTCAGGTGGAATTTACGCAAAAAGACCCTGTGATTCTACAGCGCTTCATCACGCTAACGGCATCATTGTTTGGTTTAAGCGCAAAAGTTCACTCACAACCCAACAAGACAGATCGCGCCATTGTGCAGAGCTTGAGCTTAAAAGCCTACCTTGAAAAGTTAGGGGTTGTTTACGCAGTCTCCAAACATAAGGTTGTGCCACATGCGGTTCTAAGCGCACCTAAGTCTTCGGTACTCGCCTTTGTCAGCGCACTTATTGGTTTAGAGGGCAATGTCAGAAAGATTGGCAACAAAGTGATCTTTGATTTATGTATGGCATCGAAAAAGCTAATTAAGCAGATTCACATGCTACTCCTAAACGAAGGTGTCATTGCTGCCTATTCAGAAAAGACAAGCAGCGCCACAAATGGTTTAAAAATCATGCGTGACTATTACCGCCTACAGGTGTCAGGTCGTCGTAACATCGAAGCCTTAAAGCTGATTGGTTTGTACGAATCAAGAAAGAATGATGTTCTTGATTCCTACGATTGCGAAGACACAACGGCAAGAGAATGGCTACCGCATCAGCGTGAGTTAATTGGGCGCGTGATGAAAGAGTTTCAAAACTCAGGCTATCCGCTGAAATCAACCTTTGACCCTGTGTTCTATCGACAGTTGCGCAAGATTCGCGGTGGAGTCGATGGAGAAGTGCGTCATTTGACTGTAGCGCTTGCTCAAAAGATTTTGACGTATGCAGACAGGTTTAAGCTATGCGGCAGCGCTGTAGAGCAATTGAGAGCGTTGGTGAGCGGTCGTTACTATTACGAAGAAGTCAAGACTTTGCAACACGCCACAGCGGTTACGGTGGACGTCACCGTGCCTGACACGCACAGCTTCTTTGCCAACGGTCTTGTCAGTCACAACACACAAGCCTTAATCAACTTTGGACGCGCAGCGACCTTCGCCAAATTTAACGTGCTTTACGTCACGCTTGAAGTATCTGCGGACATTATCTCAGACCGTATGGACGCAGCAATCTCCAAGACCAACATGCGTGATCTGGGTGATAAGGCGATTCACGTCGCTGACACGGTGGAAATTGCAAAGGCAACGGCGGGCAAATTCATCATTCACGAATACGGCTCGGGTACATTCAGCCCAAATCAATTGCGTAAATTGGTTGAGCGTTATCAAAACCCTGGACGAAACCCTGACGGTTCAATGCGACCGCCAATTAAGTTCGACATGATTGTGGTCGATTATGCCGACCTGATGCGCCCCGATCACCGCATGAATGACGATATCGCGAATTCTAAGAGCGTTTACACCGATTTACGTGCAATCGCACACGATTTTAATGTGGCGTTGATTACAGCGACGCAGACGAACCGTGAAGGGCATAAGTCTACCGTTGCGAAGATGGACCACGTTGCAGAGGATTTTAACAAAATTCGTATTGCTGACTTGGTGATCTCAATCAACAAAACGGAAGAAGAAGCAGCGCGAGGCGAGGCTCGACTGTACTTTGCGGCGTCACGTAACCAAGAAACAGGCTTTACGGTCGTAATTAAACAAAACGTCGCCATGATGCGATTCCTAGAAGAAATTATCAGAGTGGAGTAAATCACATGCAAATCACGGAAATTAAATCAAGTTACGAAATCTTGCTTCCACGTGTTTCATTTGAAACTTTAGTGGACGTTTTTATGCTGAGTTTGACCGCTGGCATTGCGCTTTCATTGGGTGTGCTTATTGTTGCTGGCTGCTTTGCGGCGCTGAAAAGCGACAAGAAGGACAACAAGAAAGAAGAAAAGAAAGAAGGGTAATTTTGCGCCCAATATAAATAAGTCAGCGCTGACTATTTTAATCCTAAAATAGTTCAGCTATGCTTTAACAGTTTTCAATACAAATATGTATTCAATCAATTGGTGATTATTTATGAATATGATCATGCGCGGTATGGCTTCTTTGGCCCGCAATTTTCTCGCTTATGTGGATTCTGACAAAAGTAAAGAGGTTGAGCGTTTCGTTCAACCGCCTATCGACAATTACAGCACGCAAGATTTGTCAGAAAAAGAGTCTTGGCGCTCTTTAAATGTATTGGATCGAAAAGTTAGCATTTCAAGCGAAGGGCGAGTGAAATACATGCCTGAACGCAGTGGTCGCGGTGCTTATTTGATTACGCCACCTGTAATTAAGCGCGCTGAACACCACTCGATCTCACACGTCATTGCCGCGACGTATAAAGGCAAGCGTTATAAGATCACTTTATCCACTGCGAAATTGGTGTTGTTGAAGTTCAGAGGCGAGCCATCTTGGGCCAAGCGTTTCCCCGATGTATTGCAGCGCTCAACAAGCGTCGTCGTATATAAAAATGACGATACTAGCGACTGCCGCATTTCAAACATTGATTGGATATCAGAGGGGCGCGCTGAACGCCTGAATGACGCTGGGCGCGCGCACCTAAACAAACTCAACGAAGAAGGCAAGACAATGCGCGGCTGCAACCACCTTGCACCGATCACGGGCGATTACAGCTACCTTGACACCTTCACCCGACCCGATGCCGATCAAAGCCAAATGGTTGAGGCCGTAACTGCCGAAACGTCTCCGCCGTTTGCGTTAGAGGCGTGTGAGCAAACCGAATGGCGAGACGTCCCGCACTTTGAAGGCTTCTATCAAGTTTCAAACTTGGGCGTCATTCGTTCACTTGAGCGCTATGTACATCGCTTTGGCGGTACACGCTCAGATGGCGAGCCAAGCATGTTGACCCCTGAAAACATCAAAAAATACAACGCCAAAAACTATCGCTTCGTTCGTGGACGTGAATTAACGCCCGTGCGCAAAGAAGGCGAACTGACGGTTACACTCTGTCGCGATGGCTTAAAGATGCCTGTTGCTGTCGCGCAAGTGGTTGTTGAGACCTTTCATCCTGAGCGAAAAGCAAAGGGCTTGTCTTACAGCTACGAGTATATCGACGGCAATATGGACAATTGCAAACTTAATAATTTGCGCTTCATCTGAGGCGCAATCTTGTGAGTGATCTATCAGAAACCCTAGACCGCATCGACATGGAGTATTGGCTTAACCGTGAAGGCTACGAATATAAAGTCGTTCACGGTAAGTCAGGCACACAGTTGAACGTCAAACGCTGCCCCGCGTGCGGTAACGACAATTGGAAGGTTTACCTGAACCAAGACACAGGTTTGGGTAACTGCTTTCACGGCGATTGCGAAGCGAAATTCACTAAATGGTCATTTGTAAAGGCTGATCTTGGCTCGACGGTGAGTAATCGTGAGGTTTTTGAGCACATTGAAAACGTCGCAATGGAGCAAGGTTGGCGACCAAAAGTGAAAAAGGTCGCCAAAACTCAAAGCGTAGGCAAGCTGAAAATACCAAAGTCGATTGAACTGCCGCATGAAGGTAAAAATCTGAAATACCTTGCTGAACGCGGCATTGATCTGGACACGGTGCGTGAGTTTGGCTTGCGCTTCTGTGCAAAAGGTTGGTTTGAGTTCATTGGCCCAACTGGCGAAAAGCAGTATCAGAATTACACAAAGCGCATTTTGATTCCTGTTAAAGACCTAGATGGTCGTCTTGTGAGCTTTCAGGGGCGCGACATTACTGGCACAGCGGAAAAGAAATATTTGTTCCCTCCTGGCTTCGCGTCCACAGGTACTTATTTGTACAACGGACACAACGCGTATGGCTACGTTGATGTGGTTGTGGGCGAAGGTGCATTCGACGTCATGGCAATCTATCAAGCTTTTAAAACGGATATTGCGCTGCGCAACGTCGGCTGTATTGGCTCTTTCGGTAAACATATCTCTGAGGGCTTTGAGAACTCACAGATGGAAGAATTGCTGAAACTCAAAGACGCTGGAATGTCCAAGCTGACGATCATGTGGGACGGCGAAAAGGCGGCGATTATAGACGCAATCGAGACTGCGTTAAAAATCAGAACACACGGCATTAAAGTTAAAGTTGCAATCTTGCCAAAAGGTAAAGACCCCAACGAAGTTGAGCCAAGCGTAGTGCGTAAAGCCTACCGATCTGCGGTTGAAATTACACCCGCAAGCGCGACCAAGTTGCTGCTGAAATATCGCTTGGCAAAAGCGTAGGGTCGTTTTTACCCAATATAGCTCTCCTATTGAGAATCTATAAAATCATAGATATAGAACAACGAGTTTTAAAAATGAGCATTGAAATAAGTTTTTATAACACACACGCAGAGCACGAAGGCGGAACCAAACATTACGCGATTTTGCTTGCGGCGATTTCGTTAAATAGCGGCCGAACAAAATCAGCTCTTATCATGCGCATGTATGGCTCTATCGGCAAGCAGAGTCGAGTGCAGATAACGCCTTATGAACAAGAGGTGTCGGGTGTTACAGAATTTCGAGATTTAATTAAAAGTAAAAAACGTCGTGGCTATGCGGGTCTCAACGCCGGAAATAGCGATATTGGCTTCATTTCTTTTCGCGACCTTACAGAAGCGGAAGTGTTTATCAATAATGAACTTGGAAATTGGCTCATCGACGCTACGGAAAAAAACGCAGCCAACTCGAAATTAACGTCAAACAGCGTAAACGATTGGGCTGACCTTGGCCGTGAAGGAATGATCGATCTTAAGCAAGCACTATTAAAATCTGTTCTCACTGCGGCAATAGGGACGAATGAACGTGAATCGGCATATAGCCGCATGACCGCAGAACAAGCGCGGCAACAAGAACTTGAGGAAATAAATGCGCTAGAAAGCAAACGCGAAGCGCACTATGGCGAAAGCTGGGGAGCTTGGTAATGAGTGCAGAATTTGGTTACTACGTCGTCACAGAAGGGTTGGGCGCGTTCAAGGTTGTTGCCGCAAATGACTCGGACTCTGCAAGGGGCACTCAGTTAATCATTGGTTTTCACAAGTTGGGCGAGGGGTGTTTCTATTGTCTAAATTCAAAAGAGATCACTCAATTGATAGGCGCGCCAATTGTGTCAACCTTCAACGAAACCGCTGTCATTGAGGATGATCAAAACTTCGATAACGTCAATGGTTTTGTGGAAAAAATCATCTCCAAACAGCGCCGTGAAATTGTCAACTTTGTGACGGAAATTGAAGCACTCGGCTATCGAGATTCAAACGTCAAGCTCCTGCAAAACGAAACTCGCGTACTGTACATGACGGAGTTCGAGCTTAAGAGCTACATCAAAGGTCTTAACATGGAGGCTCAAGCACTCATTGAGCGTGACGTAATGAAGGTGGAAAAACCACAAGCGTACGATGCATGGGGGAGTTGGTAATGAGTTTGGAAAGTTTCAACGGGCGCACTCCATATTGGACCGTGGAAAGCTCAGTCAGCGTTTATGAGTATGAGTATGAAGATAGAGATCGATATGGCGAAATCTATAAAGCCAACCGAATTCGCCATTATTCTATTTTTATTAAGCCGTCTAACGCAGCGGCGGAGCACGTGGGCGTAAAAGCTAAATCACTAGCGATTGGCGTAATTCAAGATGACGAGATTTCCAAGCTTTCGCTTATCGCTAAGCACCACGAAGACGCAAGTGACGTGGAAAAAGTCAAGGGTATGCTTGATTGGGCCAAAACAAAAAATAGCGAAAGACTCAGACCATTCAATAGGGAAGATTTGTGTGAGTTAAAGAGCCTAGAGAGAATGCTTAGTCCTTCTGGCGTGTTGGCACTAGGAGTCGACGAGAGTTTATCGCATCTAACATATAGCCAACTCGGCGTTCTTTATGATGAATTACAGGAGTTTATCAAGAGCGATAAATTCAATTCAGATGACGCACACAGATTGACCGAAACGCAGGCGCAAATCACCGCCGCGCACGACTATGCTTTTGCCATTCATAACGGCGTTATGAACAATTTAAGCAAAGAAAAAGCGATTGAACCTGAAACTAAATCCGCAGTGAGCAACGAAATGCGCAGCGAACACTACGGCGAAAACTGGGGAGCTTGGTAATGGGTGGAAAATACATGTGTCAAACCCGTCTGTTTGTTTCTGGACGGCAGCACGCGGAAGGTTTTGATTTGGGTCGCGCCATGCTTGAAATTCTTGTCACCTATAAAGCGACGGAGAGCGAAGTCAAAAAAGGAAGGTCGCATGGCCCAAACCACGCAATGTTCATTGATATTGCGCTAAACGGCGTGGGTAAGGACATCAGTAGCATGAATGTGGACATAATCTCCAACGAGCAGAGTGAAATTGACTCACATCAAACGCGCACCAATGAAATTGCAGTTTTTGATCAGCTAATTGAGGTTGGCGACGAGCTGGACAAGACGCTTGGAGACTTGAATGTTCTGAATGCTCCGTCGCTTCAAAAAATTGCCCGATTAGGCGTCGCGTATATTTCTAGCAAAACGCTTGAAGCCTTTGAAGAAGAAATAAAAGGGGCATTTAAGGAACATGAGTCGTGGATTGCCGCAAGATTAGCAACGTACATCCGCACGACCAAGAATCAGATCGTCAATGACGAAAACAAACCTCAGATCAATCGCGCCAATCACTATGGTGAAGGATGGGGGAGTTGGGAGTAAAACTATCCGCAGTAATCCTACAGCGCAGCATTTAAAATAACTGTATTCACTTAGAGATTAAGACAATGAATCAAAAAATCAACACACTGCCTATAGAAATGTCGGCATCTGGAAGCAACGCATATTACTGCGAATTTTGTAATTTTGGCGGTCATCGCCCTGCATATTCTGCATGTCTCAGTCGCATTAATAGCGAGGGGAAAATCAGCAGCAATTATTCAGATTGTAAAGTGGCCATTCAACGTCGTCATTGCCCCGCATTAGAAATGCGTGAGGAAGAATTAGCTGCAGGGCATGCAATCTATTACACAGACCGCGCAGAAATGCAGGCTCAAAATGAACAGCGCTTAAATCGTCAAGGCGTAACGGTCAACCGAGACCCTGTTGAGCGCGGTATTACATTTACCCCACGTGAATACGGTGCAGAAGATCAGCCGCAAGTAATTGAACAGCCTGTCGTACACACGTCGGGGTCAACATTTGCCGACGCAATCAATATTGAAATTGCGAAAAACGCTTCAAATCCTAAAAAAGACACTGTATCATCTAAATAATTCAGTCAACGCTGATTTTATTTAATATGTTTTGTTGGTTTTAATATTATGAAAATCAACACTATTTTTAACAAACAATACTTATTTTAAGTATGTGGAGTATCACATGAATCGCAATCCAGTATTTGAAAGTCCCGAAAGTGAAGTAGAGGCGATGACAAAATTCATCGAGCAAGTTTTAACGCTTGCCGAGACGATATTTGGGCAAACCACTTGCGCGCATCAAGATGGCACCATCATCAATTCACTAATGAACTGTGCGGCAATTAAAGAAGCGCAAACGATGGTGAGTTGTGGCGCAAATACGGTTGAAGAAGGGCTGCACGTTTTAGGCATCTCTCTTGAGGGCTTTAATGAGGAGCGTGATCGACATTATCTTGGCATGCTCAATCAGTACGTTGAAATTTTCGCGCAGCAAACCAATGCCAAGCTGACAGAGGCAGAACGCAACGAGCGAGAGCTACATCGCCAAGAAATGTCACTGCAAATGCAAGACGCAGAAAAAAACACTCCACCTAAATTCTTAAATTAAGGACGATTGCAATGAATAGCAATGACGTATTGATTGCGCTCGACAAGATCGCGGAAGATTCATCGAAAAAGAACAAAGAAGCTTTGGTGACAAAACACATTCAAAATGAAATGTTCAAAACCGTATGTGAACTTGCCTACAACCCATTTCAGGTCTTTGGATTGCTGCCAACAAAAGCAGATGAAGGCATTGAACACGGCGAACTGTTTTTCGATGAAGTTGATACACTGAGCTTCCTTGAACAGTTGCAGAAACGTGAACTCACCGGCAATGCGGCACGTCAAGAATTGGCAAAGCAATTGGGCCAACTCAGCAAAGAAAGTGGCTCACTGCTTATGCGGATTTTACGCAAAGACTTACGTGCGGGCTTTGGCGCGTCAACCATCAACAAAGCATGTAAAGACTTCATTCCTGTATTCCCATATCAGCGCTGTTCATTGCCAAAAGATACCGATCTAAGCAAATGGCCTTGGGCTAAAGGTGTATTTTCACAGCTTAAGGCTGACGGCATGTTCGTCAACATCACGAATTTAAAAACAGGTGTGGTGCTTTCAAGTCGTCAAGGGACACCTTTTCCGATTGAACCGTTTGGCGATTTGATCAATAGCATCAGCGAACACCTCCGCGTCGATCTGCAATATCACGGTGAATTGTTGGTTGAACGTGCGGGCAAAATCCTACCGCGTGAAATCGGCAACGGCATTTTAAACAGCGTCATTAAAGGCGGCTCATTTGAAGAAGGTGATCGTCCTGTATTCGTGGTGTGGGATTTGATTCCAATCACCTCAGTGCGTGCCAAAGGTTCATTTGATGTGCCGTATGAGCAGCGTTTCCGCTTATTACTGGCGATGACACGTGCTGCGGCACGCGAATCGGGTCTTGAAGCCCCACTTCGATTAATTCCTACACGTATCGTTCACTCGCTGGAAGAAGCCTACGAGCACTATGGCGAACTGTTGAAAAAAGGCGAAGAAGGCACAGTCATCAAACACCCTAACGCATTTTGGAAAGACGGCACTTCAAAAGAGCAAATCAAGCTCAAGCTTGAAGCGGATTGCGAATTAGAAATTGTCGCGGTCAACGAAGGCAAAGTCGGCTCTAAAAACGAAGGTCGTGCAGGGGCATTCAATTGCAAATCAGCTTGCGGTCAATTGATCGTGGATGTGGCGGTGAAGAATGAAAAAATGCGTGATGAAGTTGATCAAGCACCTAATGATTGGGTTGGCCGTATTGTTACTGTCCGTTCTAATCAAATATTAAAACCAAGCGCTTCAAATGACGCTCACAGCTTGTTTTTGCCACGTTTAGTCGAAGACACATATCGAGCAGACAAAACAGAGGCGGACTCGTTAGAGCGCATTACAGCGCAATTTAACAACGCTATTCAATCAGTTTAACAACATAGAGAAATGCAACATGAGCGTACAAACAGCGGTTAAGGCCAAAAAGCCAAAAAAAGATAAATCATTCTACTTTATGGCGTCGTACAGCTACACGCTCGTCCCAACGAGCGGTCAGGCGTATGTTCAATGCGTTGGTTCGGTGCGCTTTTACCGCAACACGCCATACATCAACGATGCAACTGAGTATGAGCAAGTCCATAACGCCTGCTTAGAATTTGCAGCCAATTTGCACGCAGCGGAAGGCACGGTAAGCCACTTAAATATCACATACCTTCAAATGATTGGTGACCCGAAAGGCGTTGAGGTCGTTGAAGACACTATGGCTGGTGAACAACATGAAGCTACATGATCGTTGGCTGGTGGTGCGGCGCGCTGTTTTAACGGCGCTCAACCCCAAACTTGAAGTTCTAACCATCAAGTATATGAATAAAGATGGTGAAATCCTAACGCGCTACATTCATAGCGATCATGACTTGGCGCGTCAAATGCATTTGGAAGAAATGTGTCGCTCGTTTACCAATCACGCCAAAAACGCCGACTCACTAAGAAACATGGTCGTGAATTTTGCGCTAGAAGTTCAAAATCGCTGGAATAAAAACCACCCTAATGTTTTAGCCAAAATCGTCGATAAGGCTGACCCTTCTGTCGATAACAAAGTGGAGAAAGAAACATGCTTGTAATTCTTTCAGGAGCAACATGCAGCGGCAAAACAACAATTGCAGGGCTGCTTGAGTATCAAGGCTTTAATCGCGTGGTGACGTGTACGACACGCCCACGTCGTCCAGAAGAAATCGACGGCATCAGCTATCACTTTTTAAGTGAAGTAGATTTCGCCAAAACGCATTTGCTTGAGCGAAATCAACATGGTGAACATCAGTATGGACTGGGGATGGATGAAATTAAAAAACATGCCTTCTCAAATGAACATGCGGTATTGATCATTGAGCCAAACGGTTTTGCAAAAGTTCGTCGTTACTTGGAAGCAAATAACGCGCCTTTTGTATCGATCTTCTTGTCGGTTGAGCCACGTACAGCCATTCTTCGCTTGTTTGACCGCGCGCAAACCAAAGAAGAAATGGCCGAACGATTGGCGGTCATGTTCGATGTTGAATCGAAATGGGTGGATGAAGTCGTGCACCAATACGACATGATGCTCGAAACTGACGAGGTGAATAATGAAGCCATCCTCGATATTATCAACTATCACGTAAATGCAAAGGTAAATAGCCTAAGCAAGAAGGCAGTTTAATTATGCAAACCTACATTTATTCTTATCGATTCAATCTTCAAGGTGGCGGTACTGCGTCAGGTCGCGTTGAAGCGCCTGATCACCGTGAAGCGGTGCGAATGGCGCAAGAGCAGTGGAGTTCATTTGTGGTTGTAAGTGGTAATGTGAACTTACTTGCCAATCAGGATGCAGCGCGTAAAAAAGAATTTGCACCTTACACGTTACCGACAGCAGTGGCATAAACGCTTACCCAAGTAAAATTTGTCAGATAAACTAGCTCTAGCCGATTTTGGTTGGAGCTTTTTATGCTTTTAAAGGAAGTGCCAGGCGTTTTGCCTGTGCTAGAAAACAGTGACTTATCACTTTCAAAACTTTGGCACAAAGACGTGAATCAAGTCTTGCCAGTGCAATTGACCGCCTTAATTTTAAAAACATTACGTGAAGTGCCAGATTCACAAATTGAGCTTGAGGTGAAATACTTGATCAAGCAGATCAATTACGCGGTGGAAATGGGCTTAATTGAGACACCGCAGATTGCGTCATATTCGGGTCCACAGCGTAGCGCGTTGCTGTTATCAACTTTGATTAATGGCTTGCAGAAAATGTCGTATGAGCGCAGGAGAGCAGTGTTATTTTCGCTTGAGTCTGATCTACCGATAACGCAAGTTGAACACATGACAGTTGAACAGGCATACCGGATGCGCGCTCAGCTATCACCTATGGCCAAAGAGATCATTGACACGGCAATCTTAAGCGTGCAGACAAGCTATATGTTTTGGGAGAATGTGCAGGGCCATCGTCCATTGACGAGTCTTGAACAGGAAGTGCATGACGCATTTGGCATGAACTCGTATCAGTTGTATTCGCATTATGCAAAGATCAACTTCGACGAAGTTCGAGCCAAAATTTAGGGCTATAGATCGTAGCCCCATTTTTTCAAAATGCGATTGGTATAGTCTTCAACAGCCATCGCCTGTAGCTCATTGATTGAAATGCGTGTCGCTTTCTTGCCTTGTGACAATGCTTCATTGTTCATGCGGCTTTTAATGAACTGTAAACGCAGTTGCAATTCCATATTTAAGAAGCCAGAAAAGCGTTTGTCCGTAGAGCGCAATTCGTCCTCAGACATGAGCGCGCCCTCACGCCATGGTGAGTTCTTTGGCTTTTGCTCAACCTTCTCGGCTTGTGGCGCTTTCGCTTCAACATCGGCCTTTAAAGGTGCTTGCTGAATAAACGCGCTCACCGCCGAACTTTCTTGCGTGTTTTTTTCAGCATCAATTCTTGCCGCTTTATTTAATCCCGCCATTTCAGTGCTCCTTAAAAATAATTTCAGCCAATTCATTTACGTCGTTTGCCGCTTTGCTTGCGCCAATTTTCAACTCAATCACACCAAGGCCGGCACCGTATGCGGTTGAATATGCCTGACGTGAATAGCTCGCAGTTGAATCGATGGTCATCCATGCGTCACCACTTGCTGCTTTGAAGTCTGCAACGGCTTGACGTAGCGCAGGCACACGTGGGTTGGAATTAACCTGTGTGAAGTAAATAAACGGCATGATTGGGTCGATTTCAAGTTCACCCGAACGAATTTCATTGGCTTGCTCAATCACTTCCAACACATCACTTGTCACGTCGATATCGCCTTGATTTGGGCGTAGTGGAATTAAGATTTCATCTGTGCCAAGAAGGCATTGACGGAACACGTTTGAGTCATGACCACCCATGTCCAAAATCACGTATTCATAAGTTTTATTGAGTTCGACAATACGGTCATAGGCATTTGGTGTTTCAGCCAAGTATTCAACGTGAATCTGATTGAGACCGTCAGGCAAAGACGCTTTGTTTTGTTCGCGGTAAACGCCCCAATTGCGCGAGTTTTTGTTGGTATCGAGATCAACTAAAGCCACATCGACTTTCTTATTATGGACAAGCCACGTTGCAAGATTGGTTGCAGTTGCGGTTTTGCCTACGCCACCCTTGGCATTTGCAAGTAGTAAAATCACCTTTTGACTCCGAACATAAGTGTTGGAAAATTAAAGTTTACCTTGAAGATAGTTCGTTGGCAAACTTCCATGTAAACTATAAAAATAGTTAGATAGTAAAATAGAAAAACAGAAAACTATCTTTTTAGCTTTCTTGCCACTTCCATCAAGTGATTTGGGTCACTGGCAAAATACTCCTGCGTGGTCTGTATGGAGCTATGCCCCATAAGCTGTTGAACCGAATAGATATCAGCGCCATTGCGGATTAGGTGCGTTGCAAATGAGCGCCTACCGCTGTGTGAACTCGCATTTACACCCGCGCTTTTATATAGATTTCCAATCATTCTTTGCATCGTATTCGCGCTAAATGCACCGCCTTTTTGCGACAAGAATAACGGTACGTCAGCGATCAATTGGCGCTCAACGAAGATGTAATCCCTGACAATTTCAGCGGCTTCATCGTTCATTAAAAACACCTCACGATACTTGCCGCCTTTGGTATAGGCAGCCAAAAGACGAATCACTTGTTTGGCTTTGCCGTTGCGCACATCGATTACATCACCGATTTTAAGTGCGGCCATTTCCTTTGCGCGCAGTCCCAAGAAATGAGAAAACAGCAAAATGGCTTTATTGCGTCTGGCATTCTTTCCACGAAGTAAATTCATGGTTAATTGGAGGTCGTCATCAGTGACGAATGGTGCTTTTCCACTTTTCATAATTTTAGGGCATTTTCCACAAATAGGTGGCGATATAGAATCAGTCTAGCATAGTCCATAAATAATAAAATGCCCTAAAATTATTTTCTATGAGCGCGACAAGTTATGGCGCGTATAGCATTTACCCTGCTTATTTTATGAATTTCGACTTGATATACTACTTAAATTGGCGGTATTGATTATTTGGCACATAAAAAAATGCCCTAAAAGATAGATTTTAGGGCATTTTAGGCAGGGTTGTTATATTTGGGTTTTTATAATGTCTATCAAGTCGAAAATATTTATTAATGAACGTAGATTTAATTATTCCCCAGTAAGCGTGGCAAGGAAGTTGTCAAACGCTCTGTTCTGTTCTGGGGTTTTAATTGATGGATTCTCTGGGCGAGCCTCGCGAATACGTTTAATAATATCAATTTCGTTTTGAGACAAAATAGGCTGATCTTTTGTGAGTTCGACGATCTCGTTAAACACCACAGGTAAATATTCTTCAAGACAACGCATGAAGAAATCACGGCTATCGATACCCAATGCTTTTGCAATTGGTTGCGCTTTATCTAGTGGAACTTTCGCTTTGCCAAGTTTTACCATCGATACCATAGTTGGCTTTGCAAATCCAACTTCTTCCGCAATTTCGTGTTGAGCCTTGTCGGAGGAATTAATTTGCGCTTCCAAAAATTGAGCGACTGTTACTTTACGGCGAGATTTTGAAATAGTCATATATGAGTCCTTAAAGCTAAAAAAAACAACGAGGTTGAGCTAGTTGAGCCAGTTTATTTATTCTCTCTAGCTCATTATAGTTAAAAAAAGCACTGTTATTGTATCAGTCAGCGCTAATTTACCCAATAGCTAAGTCCGTGTTAATTCCGTTAATGGATAGCTTATTTATCAATAAAAGCAAAATGTGACCAAAAACATATATTCAGGCCGGAAAATGGCATATTTTATGCGTAGGATTCAAATCAGCGCAAACTTATTAAATGTTATTAAATTAATTAAATTATGCATTTCAATAAGTTATAAAGCTGATGAAAAATATTGCAAAACCTCAACTAAAAACAAGGTAAATTAATATAAATGCAACTATAATGATGTATCGCTAGAGCGGTTATAGGGTATAGCGAAAGATAATTAGTGTAGCGTTTATGTTAAAAATGGTGAAAACATGGCTGTAAAATTAATCGAATCAACGGCAGAACAAACGGCGGAACTCATCACAAGTGAGAGCGTTAAATCGGAATTACTCCACAGTGGGTTCGGTTTTGACTTGCATTCAGTCATTAATAGTGAGGGCGTTTCAAGCCTTATCCTTACTTCTGTATTGGGGGATAACTTGATTTTAGAATTACAAAAATAAAAAATAAAGGATGAAAAAGACTGAGAGGTCTCAGGTTTTCAGTCTTTTTCACGCCCAACACATTTAATGAATATTCCCTCAAAATAACGCTTCTATTCCACAAATATCGTCTTTATAATTGCTGTTGTAATACAGTCAATGCTGACTTAATTTATTTTTCTGCCATTATTTTTTATTGAGATTTTTCAATATGAACGAAAACATCCATATTATGCGCGAAGCGGTCAAAGTTATTACGCAAATGCTGACTGAATCTTCCGTGCGCGTTACGCAAGAGGGTCTATCAGCGTTTGTTGAAAACGACCCACGTACAAACAAGCCTATTCGCGTAAATTTACCTTATCTGCCTGACAACGCATCAGATCAATTAATTGCTGCGGTACAGGGCTTCCTTGATCATGAAGTGGCGCACGTTTTGTTTACTGACTTTAATGTCAAGTCAGGCAATAAAGAACTGCACAACCTCACAAACTTGCTGGAAGACTCTCGCGTTGAGAAGTTGATGGCGAAGAAATATCGCGGCTCATACAGCAACTTGGAAAACACAGGTAACTTTTTCCTCGACAACGTAATCAGTCCTGAATTTGAACGCTTGCAAGCAGAAGGTGCGCCAGATGAACAGCTTGTAAGCTCATTGTTCACCCCGATGATGCGTGCGCTGAGTGGTCAGGAGCTTTACGCTGATTACCTGAAAGACAAAATGCCAATCATTCAAGACTTGTGGGACAAATTAACCCCCTTGAAACCTGAACTTGAAAAGCTTGCAAGCACCAAAGATGCAGCTCGAATCGCCAACCGCGTATATAAAATTCTAAATGAAGTTGACGACGATGCTCCAGAAGATCACGACGACAACGCGGAAGATGAAAGCGGCGAAGGTGAAGGTGAAGGCGGCGGTGAAGGCGGCGGTGAAGGTAAAGGTAAAGGCATTGCGCCATCTGCTTCAAGCGGTGAAGACGAAGGCGAAGGTGAAGGTGAAGAAGGTGAAGCTGCTGCGGGCGGTGGCGAAAGCGAAGATGAAGGCGAAGGCGAAGGTGCAGAAGGCAAAGAAAGCGACGACAAAGGCAGCAAAGGTGGTAAGCCGAAAGACTCTCAGTGGAAGCCAGGAGACAATAAGGACTCTGAGCGCAAAATGGGTAAATACGGAAGCGCTATTCTTGATTCAATGAAAGATGAATTGAACGGATTTAGTGAATCGGTCAGCACCAAAATTGCCGAAGATGCAGCAAGTTTCGCCAAAGAAAGTGAATACAACGTGTTCACAAACGAAGGCGATGTAATTGAAAAGCTCAGTGTGCCTGAACGCAACTATAACGACAGCATGTTTTCGTCCTTAGAAAACAAAACACGTGAAATGGTTGCTCCAATGCAGAAAGACTTGGAGCGTGCAATTCAAGCGCGTTCACAAGCGGTTTGGGAATCTGGACTGCGTAAAGGCAAACTGAACAGCGGTTCGCTTGCACGCCTTGCTTCAACGGGTGACAGTCGCGTGTTCCGCAAGAAACAAGAGTCATCAACCAAAGACGTTGCGGTATCCCTTGTGATCGATGCATCCGGTTCAATGTCAGGCTCTAAGATTCACACTGCCGCAGCGGCCGCTTACGCCCTCTCGTCTGTGCTTGATCGTTTGAAGATTGCACATGAGGTGATTTGCTTTACAACGCATACGCCTTCTGCATCTTGGGGTGATCGACGCGAAGCAATGCAAAAGGCACGACGCGATCATGGCGTAGAATACTCACGCTCTGAAAACCTCTATATGCCAATCATCAAAGGTTTTGATGAACGCATTAACACGGAAACAAAGCGTCGTTTCGGTTGGCTACCGAACTCAGGTATGTTGGCGAACAACGTCGATGGCGAATGCGTGGAGATTGCAGCGCGACGTCTACAGGGGCGTAAAGAGACAGGCAAAATTATGATGGTGCTGTCTGACGGACACCCTGCTGCATCTGGCAGTAGTTCGCAGCTTAACGCTCACTTGAAATCCGTTGTCAGCGGCATTGAGAAAAAGCGCGTGAACATTATCGGCATTGGCATTGAGTCGAATGCGGTTGAACGCTTCTACCCTAAACACATGGTCCTCAACGACGTTGCCGAATTACCGTCCTTAGTAATCTCACGTCTAAAACAAATGCTTTTAGGCTAAGAGGGAGAGAGTTAGGGAATATAAAAAATAAGTCAATACTGACTTTATTCCCTAACTCGATTTATGTATTATTGTTTTTGTCGAATATGACTTAATAAATTTTTAAACTACCTTTTGTGGAGCAACATCATGTCTAACACTATTAATTGCGAAATTTGTGGCGCAGAAACTCACGTGATTCAATCTCACTTGAAATCAGATCACCCAAACATGACTATCACTGAATATAGCGCGGCATACCCCACTTCGCCTTTAATGTCGGACAAAGCGTTGAAAATGTACGCCGAAGCACAAGCGAAAAAAGAAGCCGAAGCACAAGCGAAAAAACAAGCCGAAGCCGCTGCAAACGAAGAAAAAGTGGAAGAAGTAATCGCTGAATCTAAGCCCAAACAAAATAAGTCAGCATTGACTGGACTAGCGTCGGAAGAAAAAGATTTGCTTGTGAAAAAGCCATTTCACGAACTGTTCAACCTTACGGGCAAAGAAGCCATGAGCGCGTCAGGTAAGCCAATTCCTGTAACGTGCGTGCAAAACCCAACGAATGCAGAGTTAGTGCCTGAAACCAACGAAACATACGTCTATGATGCCTCTGAACTCAAAGACGTGATGATCGCCCTTGAATTGAACATCAACCCTTACGTTTGGGGTCACAAAGGCTCAGGTAAATCTGAACTCTTTGAACAGGTGGCAGCACGTACAGGTCGTCCATTCGTGCGTATTCAACATACGTCCAACACCGAAGAATCGCATATCGTTGGCATGTGGACGGTGAAAAACAACGAAACTATTTTCGAGCTTGGTCCATTAGCCCTCGCGATGAAACACGGTTGGTTGTACCTTGCGGACGAATACGATTTCGCCTTACCGTCTGTGTTGTCTGTATATCAAGCGGTACTTGAAGGCAAAGCGTTGATGATTAAAGAAGCGGATGCTGAAAACCGTATCATCAAACCGCATCCAAACTTCCGTTTCTGCGCAACAGGTAACACCAACGGTTCAGGTGACGAAACAGGCTTGTATCAAGGTACAAACTTACAAAACTCTGCCAACTACGACCGTTTTGGCTCAGTGATCTATAAGTCATATATGAGCAAGAAGGACGAATCACTGATCTTGCAAAAACGTGTAGGTCTTTTAGAAGAAGACGCGGACAAACTTGTGGACTTTGCGACACACGTTCGTAATGCCTACGACGGTAAAAAGATCAGCGATACCATTTCGCCACGTGCATTGATCAACGCTGCAAAAATTGGTTTATGCCGCACGTCTTACCCTCACGGTATTCAGCTTGCGTTCTCCAACAAGTTGACACGTGTGGACAAAGAAGTTGTTGATGGCTTATCTCAACGAGTTTTCGGTTAATCCGAAAACTCTGACTTGGAGAGAGGCTATGAATAAAGATCAATTGTATAAAGATCATTACCGCTTGCTCCATAGTTTGTCACGCAAAAACATAGGCCGACTTACTCAAGTCGGCTATCAAATTGATGCGGAAGAACTGTTTTCAATTTTCTGTGAAGTGTTTGTGATTTCGTTGGAGTCTTGGGATGAAAATCAAAGCAAGTTAAGCACCTACTTAACACACGCTTGCAACAACAAAGTTACCTCAATGTTACGCACGTACTTTGCGGCACGCGGACATTCACATGCTAGCCTTGAATGTGACCTTTACAATCCCTCAGATGAAGACGATTACATTGGCGCGGATATCTTTGAAGACAAAAACAGCGCAAATATTTTAGGGGATTACGAGGTAATGGAAGCACTTGCAGAAGTGGCGAAAAAGCTTTCCCCTTTTGCGCGTTTATTACTTGAGTACACCTTAAATCCACCTGAGTTCATTGAAAATGAATTGCGCGCATACGAGGCTAAGTTTGAAGTATCGGCGCAAACTGATGATCAAACAATTCGCCGCCGTCCGCTGACGGTCGCATTTGTCGCAGGCTGTCTTGACCTTGCTGCGGGGGATAACCCTAAAGCGAGATACCTGATCAAGAAAGCACGCAAAGAGCTTAGAAGCGCGGTTTTATCTGCGACGCTATAAAGTCACACATTAATCATAACTCGCGCTATAGCGCGAATTGAGAGCGATTTAAAACGATGGAAATCACAGACAATAAAATCGATATCGCATCACTTGCACCCGCTTGTTTTGGGTCAGTATCGTGCTTTGCGAAGGACAGCAAGTGCTGTATGGCATGTGTGGCGTTTGAAAGCTGCGAAAAGAAGTCGTTTGAGACATTGGCGCAGATTCGCGACATTGTAAATGTGGAAGATTTGGTTCGTCAGCACATGAAAGCCCGCGTTGAGACGAAGGAAAAACGTGAGCGCAATCGCCAAGAAATGAACATCGGACGTCAAGAAGTGCAATACGGCGTGAAGCCAGAGTTGCCACAGATCGTTGAACGCGCCACCAAAGTTGAGAAAGTGGTGTTTGAAGTGGGCGAAGATCAGGAAATGCTGATTGCAAAAATGCCAGTAAAAGCGCAGCCATTTGCTTTAAATCTATTAAAAAGCGGCATGATTCACGACATTAAAGAAGGACTAACCAAGCACAAAAATGCCATTGCGTGTAAAAAGCCTGTGTGGTTCGTGAAGACGGTTCAATTGCTTGTTGATGGCGGTTTCACAAAGGCTGAACTGAAAGCGTATCTTGTGCGCGAACTCGGTTGGACTGATGGCAGCGCTGCCGGTCATGTGTCACTTGGCATTGTGATCTTAACGTCGTTTGGACTCGCAGCACAGGATAGTTCTGAGCGATATGTAGTACATCCTAAAATTTTTGATGTTTAATATATTTTTAAAATCAGTCAGCATTGACTAACACGGAAAGACTTATGACCAATTCACATGCCTTATCAGTGCAAACCGACTTCTCAGTCGGTAAATCACTGCTGTGCGTGGATGACATTATCGAGAAAGCGAAAGAGCTAAATTACACCTCCGTCGCTGTTGTTGATGATATGTCATTAAACGCACTTGTGGACTTCTCTAACAAAGCTGTTAAAGAAGGCATCAAACCTTTATTTGGGTGTCGTTTACGCGTTTATGATGACGCGAAATACAAAGTACCGCCAAAGAACTCAGGTATCGAGCCTAAGTCAAACCTATTTTTCTGCCCAAAAGTTTATGTGAAGTCGGAAAAGGGCCTCAAAGGACTGTTTGCGCTGCTGACTCAAGCGATGACTCCTGAAAACTTCTACTATCACAGTCGAACTGATCTGGACGCACTTCTGGCACTGGAAGACGTCGTGGTTACAACGGGCGATATGTTTAATTTATTCGCTCACCCCTACCATGAGTCGATTGCTAAACAATTGCATGATCGCTTTGGTGATGATTTTTATGTTGAATTGACGCCCATTGAGTCCCCGCTTTTCGACCGTACAAACTGCTTAGGCTATTTAAGCAGCAAATCGATAGGCGCAAAGACCTTCGTTTCTACGCCTGTTAGCTATCTCAGCGACGAAGATGCGGAGAGCTTAGACGTACTCAATGCAATCTCCACCAATACGCAACTTGATAAGACCTACCGTTCAATTCAGCCTATTAAAACCATGAGCTTTAAAGACGGTACGGCATTGGTTGACGACGTAAAACGCACCATCCTTCGTATGCACAAGCATGAGTCAATTACCGTCACGGAATTGAAGGACATGTGGGTTAACGGATTGAAGAACACGCAAGAGGTGGTTGATAAATGTAACTACGTGTTCGCCAAGAAAGACGTATCACTGCCGACATTAAGTGCCAACGAGTTCAAGACATTATGTGAAAAATGCCTTGCTGGGTGGAAAGAGCGCTTCTCCGCACCGATTCTTGGTCATCGGCCATCAGGTACAGAGTTGAGCACAACCTACAAAGAGCGCTTACAGTACGAATTGAACACCCTGAAAACGATGGGTTTTGAAGCCTACTTCTTGCTTGTGGAAGACTTGGTGCGGTGGTCAAAGGCGAACGGTGTTGTCGTTGGCCCCGGACGTGGTTCGATTGGAGGTTCACTTGTTGCGTATTTACTTGGCATTACCGAAGTAGACCCGATTCGCTTTGGCTTGATCTTCGAGCGTTTCATTAACCCTGAACGTCTCGACTTACCCGATGCCGACTTAGACTTCGCAGCAAGTGGTCGCCATCGCGTGATTGAATACCTGATGGACAAATATGGCGCAGATCATGTGGCGGGTATTTCAAACTACTCCACACTCGCTGCTGCGTCCGCTTTGCGTGATACAGGGCGTATTAGTGGATTGTCGAACTTTGATTTATCTGCCACCAAGCTTGTGATCAAAGAGCATGGCTCAAACGTAGACCTTGAATCCTCTGCCGCTGCTGTACCTGAAATCTCAAAATTTAAATCAGATCATCCGACGATTTGGAAGCACGCAAAGAAATTATCAGGGCGTGTGAAGTCATTTGGCCAACATGCTGCAGGCGTAATTATTGCGGGTGAACCCATTAAAAACCGCGCGGTCGTTGATACGCATGGCGGTGTCTCAGTGGTCAATTGGGACAAGCGCGTCGTTGAAGATTGGGGCTTGATCAAAATGGACTTATTGAGTCTATCAACCCTCGACACACTCAGTATTGCACAAGGCTATATCAAAGAGCGTCATGGCGTTGAATTAGACTTGCTGAACATTCCACTTGATGACTCGAAAACACTAAAAGCATTTGCTAACGGCGAAACGACGGGGGTATTCCAGTTTGAGTCAGGCGGTATGAAGCAATTGCTGAAAAACATCGCCAAGAGCGGTTCAATGACCTTTGATGATATCTCTGCCGCAACTGCGCTTTATCGCCCAGGCCCTATGGACTCAGGACTACTCGAAGACTATGTGGCGGTGCGTCAAGGCATTCGCGAAGTTGAGTACGATCATCCAAACATGGTCGACGCACTCAAAGACACGTATGGCGTCATTATCTATCAGGAACAGGTAATGAAGGTCTCCGTTGACTTTGCGGGCTTCACCAATGCACAAGCGGACAGCTTGCGTAAAGCAATGGGTAAAAAGAACCCCGAAGCAATGGCGAAAATGGAAGCGTTATTCGTTGACGGTGCGGTCGCTAAGTCAGGCGTCAATAAAGACGAAGCGCTGCGCATCTTCCGCAAAATTGAAGCATTCGCGGGTTACGGTTTTAACAAGTCGCACTCGGTCGAATACTCCATCATTTCTGTATGGTGCGCTTATATGCGCGTCCACTACCCTGCTGAATACTTCGCTGCCTCTTTGTCTGTGGTTGGCGAGGACAAGCTGACAGGGCTTGTTAAAGATGCGCGTGAATGCGACATTGAAGTGCTGCCGCCTGATATCAACTTGTCCGAAAACCGCTATGTGATTTTAGACAATCACAGCATTTTAGCGCCTTTCAACTCGGTCAAAGGCGTCTCAGAAGCTACCTCACTTGCCATTATGCGACTGCGTGCCATGAACCGCGATTGGAAGATTGTGAGATTCAAAGGCAAACGCGGCAGTGAAGAAAAGACTGCGGTCTATGGCTATGACGATGAAGCGGAAGTAAAAGGTCGCTTTGACTCCATTGAAGAATTTAAAAACGCCAGTGAGCAAACAGGCAGCAAGGTCAATAGTCGCGTTTTTGAAAGCCTCAAGCTTGTCGGTGCATACGCCTCTATTGATAAAGCTGAACCGCCTGCGCGTGACAATTCGCGACGTAAAGATCAGATGGAGCTAATGCCAGGATTGATCATTGACTCCATCAAGGCAGATCGCGTTACTGATATGACTGAACCATTCCTGCGTGCGTCACTTGTTGAGCACATGAAGGATTGTAAAGCATGTGGCAAATGCAGCTTGTCAGGCGAACCACACCCGAATGTACGACTTGGCTCAAAAATGAAGTTCATGGTCGTGTCCGACTGCCCGACATGGGAGGAGGAAAAGAAAGACAAGCTGCTTGAAGGCGAAGCTGCGCAGTATGTTAAAGCTGCCATCAAAGAAGCTGGGTTGTCTTTAGGCGACGGTTATTACACCACATTGGTCAAAGCCAAAAAGAGCGACAAGCAGCTCAGCGCAGAACAGATCAACGGCTGTGCGCCATATCTCGAACGTGAAATTGAATTACTCAAGCCTGCGGTCATTGTGGCCATGGGTTCAGCAACGATCAAACGCCTGTTGCCCGATGTAAAAGCGAAGCCAAGTGAAATGGTCGGTAAGGCGTACTTCAATCCGAAACTCGACGCAATGATCGTATGCGGTCTAAACGCGCAGCAGTGCCTATTCGATGCCAGTAAGTTGAACGGCATCATCAAAGCCTTTGAAGAAGTCAAAGAGATTATTTCGTAGGGAATATTTTAGGGAGTGAGCGCAGCGCGTTTACTCCCTTATGTCAAAAAGTAAACTATTAACTGTAATAAAAAGCGAGCAAACAACATGACTACCAAAACACCTGACGTGGACGATTTCAGCATTGAATCAATGCTTGCCGAACTCGATGAACAGACCGCGGAGATAATCGCAGAAACAGCCGCAAAGTCACCTGAACCTACACCTGAGCCAACCCCTGTGGTGGAAGAAGCAGAGGTCGCTCCTGCGATTGAAATCTCAGAAGAAGATTTGGCCATTATGGCGCAAATTGAAAATGGCGAACTGCCAGACGACGCAGCGTTTGCGCCACCTTCTGCCGCAGCGGTGTTAGATGCCGAGCAAACGCTTGACTTAGAGGAGGTCTTTGAAGTAGAAGCGCCGCCTTCACTCGACGACGCGCAAGCAATTGCCGCTCAACTCGAAGCGGAGCTAAATGAACAGATTGAAATCGAAGTGCATGCCGACGTTGCGGTTGAAGCTGACAAGCCTGTTACGGTCGAAGTAGATCAGCCTGTTGAAATTGAGCCTGATCAAGTCGTTGAGCTTGAAGCAAAAACCATTCCAGACTTTACACCTCGACCTGTAGGTGGCGCTGAAAAGTCAGACAAAGCTATCGCTGAATTGGCAAAAATGAAATATCAACCTGATATCGATGCCTTTAACCGTGATATCGCATTTACCGATGCCACGCTTGATATCGCTATGACGTCTCAAGCATCACTGGTGGCTCGTCAAAATGAGCTTGCAGCGCGTGCAGCAGCGCAAGCAGCGCGCTTAAAACTCAAGTTCGACGGTATCGAAGCAATCTTATACGAAGCCTACCGCAAAGCATTTGTCGAAGCGGGTGAAAAGGTGACTGAAAAAGCCATTGAAAACGCGGTGCGTAAAGACTCACGTTGGCGCTCCGCTAAAGAGTCGGTTATTGAAGCAGAAATGTATGCCGACATTCACAAAGGATTTGTCTTCTCATTGAAAGACCGTAACGACATGCTCATTCAGCGTGGTAGTTATCGCCGTCAAGAAATGCAAGGACAGATGCGTTTCCTTGAAACAACCACTGCTCAAGCGAACTCACGCTCGTCGGGCAGTGAAGTGGGAACGCCTGCTGCACACGCTGCGGCAATGCGAGCGATGGGCGGTGCAAAAAATAGTTAGAAACCCTGATAAAATAAGTCAGCACTGACTATAATAGATAAGGTCATAAATTTAGAAATACTTTTAATTTTGTGGCCTTGGCTTAATTGCCCGAACTTAACTTTTAAAACTTTAAACTGAAAACATCAAGAGAGAAAACTTATGGACGTAGCTAAATTACTTGCGAAGGCTAAAGAGAAAAAAGAAGCGATTAAAAGTCGTGAAAAAACACTCAAGCCTAAGCCTGGTGCGAACCATTACGTCATCCTTCCAGACTGGAAGACCGAGCGTAATGAGGTGTTCTACCGCGAATTTGGTCAACACTTTGTCAAAGACGCGAACGACGACCTCAAAGCCGTTCACATGTGCTTAAGCAAAACATACCAACAAGACTGCCCTATCTGTAATGCACTTGCAGACGCGGCACACCACGTTACCGACGATTCACAAGTCAAAATGCTTGAAGCGGCGAAGTCCAAACAGACTTATCTGCTGAACGTACTTGAATGTGATGCTGACGGCAAACATGACGGTCAACCAAAAATCCTTGAAGTCGGCTACACCGTGTTTGGCGGTATTCTCGACCTGATGGAAGATTGGGGTGAAGCGATCTTCCAAGATCACCAAATCATCACCGTGAACCGTGAAGGTACAGGCTTCAACACCAAGTACAACGTACTTCCAAAAGGTACGAAGAAAGCCGCTGTGAACACGGCGGACGTGTATAGCCGTTTGAATGACCTTGACGACTATGTGAACCAAGCGAATGAAGACAAAAAACGCCTGTCTATCAACACTGTTCGTGGACTTGTTGGTTTGTCTGAAAGCGAAGCTGCTCACATCCCTGCTGATCGCGCAATTGGCACAAGCGCACCTTCACGCCCTGCAACAGCGGGCATGCAGATCGATGATGCAGACTTCACAGAAGTTCGCGCCAACGAAGCAAGTCGCCCTGACGTTGCGCAAATCGACATTGACGACGAATTAAACGACCTCCTTATGCAAGACGTTGGTTAATTCGGTTCGACCAAAGAGCCGCCTATATGGTGGCTCTTTTCGTCAAGGAGATTCTTTATGTACGACTTTGTCCTATTTGACTCAAACGCAATCGGTTATGCGGCGCAGTATGTGACCAAATTGCATTCAGGCGGCATGCAGACTCAAGCCATTTTCAACTTCATCAAAGTTATGCGTGATTTTAAAACGCGCTATCCAAAAGCCACGCTTTATAACATTTGGGATGGTAAGGCCGAATTTCGCTTCGAGTTATTGCCGGGTTACAAAGGCGACCGACGTTCAGACCCTAAGCAATTAGCGGAGTATGAAGCTTATGTAAAGCAACGCCCTTACATTGCTCGAATGCTTGAAGCGCTCGGTATTCCACAGTTCACAAGTTTCATTCACGAAGCCGATGACGTCGCTGGAATTTTGCTGAATCAAATTCTCAAAAAACATCCAAACGCACGAATTTTGTTGGTGACGGGCGACCGTGACTGGCTGCAATTACTGCGTAAAAACGTCACTTGGCAAGACATTCGCTCAGATGAACGCGTGGTGAAGTTTGAGAACTTCTTTGAGAAAACAGGCTATCGCACCCCTTTTGCCTTTTTACAAGGTAAAGCGCTAACAGGTGATAGCTCAGACTGCATTAGTGGTGTCGGTGGAATCGGTGATTTAACTGCGCCACAAATACTTGCTGAATACGGTTCAATCAAAGAATTTTGGCGCTTGTGTGACAGCGGTGAAATCGAACCACCAACCAAAGCATTGCGCTCTTTATGGCAAGGCACTTCCCCTTTCACCAAAGACGAATGGAAAGCTCAGTTCGTTTACGTGGAAGACGAAACACTTAGCGAAGCAGATAACGCCAAAGCTAAGAAGAAAGCACTCAAGGCACACACCGACGCCTATATCGGTCAAGGTCGCAATCTGTTTATCCGCAATATGAAGTTGATGCAACTTCTTAAGCCTGAACCTCTGCAACTTTCACAAGTTGAATTTAAGAAAGGCGCATTGAATGAAGAAGCCTTCACTGATCTATGCGGCGAATTGGCATTTATGTCGATTCTGAAAAACGTGCCGAATTTTCTCAAACCCTTTGAACCATTGGAGATCGCCGCATGAGCTTAATCAAAGTCCGTGACTACGCGCACAGAAACGGCGCGCACGCGTATGTAGACCATAAAGCAATTGTTGGACTACACACAATTTGGACAGAAAAGAACGACTACGGCAACACCATTTATAAAGTGATCGTTTTGTTCAATTCAGGTAGCCAACTCAACCTCGAATTGAACCAAGTTGATTTAGAAAAAATCGAAAAAGCCATTTAAGGAATAACGACATGACTCAACCAAAATTATCAGCAGCAGCAGAGGCGCTCTCAGCAGCATTGGATAAATCAATTGGTGAAAATGAGGAAGTTCAAGGTGTAAAACTTTGGATTGACACAGGCGACGCAGAGCTGAACTACTGCATTTCAGGTAAATATGACGGCGGTATCCCTGTCGGTCGTATTGTTGAAATGTACGGCCCACCATCAGCCGGTAAAACAGCCGAAGCCACTGACCTTTTAATTCGTGTGCAAAAAATGGGTGGTGTGGCCATCTTCATCGATTGGGAACGCTCATTCGATATTGGACTTGCCAAGAACTTAGGTTTAAGCGATCAGCGTCCATATTGGATTTATAAAACACCTGAAACGTGGGAAGAAGGCAATGCACAAGCCATTCGTGCCATTGAGTTGATTCGTGCGTCGGGTGTTATTGACCCAGAAGCACCAATCCTAGTTGTGCTCGACTCAATTGCCTCCGCTGTACCGCAATCGATGCTATACGACAGCAAAGGCAATAAGCGTGAAATGACGTCATTGACCATGAATGACACGTCCGCACTATCACGTGTAACGTCGAATACATTGAAGTTAGTGGCTCAGTCAGCAGAGCAAAACAACACGACCTTCCTGTACCTGAATCAACAGCGTACGAAAATTGGGGTGATGTTTGGCGACCCGACGACAACCCCAGGTGGCTCTGCTCCAGAGTTCTATTCATCAGTGCGTATCGCATTAGGGCGTACAAAGCTCTACGAAACCGTTGGCGGTAAAAAGCAGTTCGTTGGTCAAGACATTGCCACCAAAGTTGTGAAGACTAAGCACACTAAACCGTTCCAAGAAACCTCAATGCGTATGTGGTTTGATGACAAAGGCGTTGCGTACTTTGACCGTCATTTCAGCTTGGTGGAGTTCTTGAAGAAAGTGGGTGCGCTGAAAACGTCAGGCTCATACGTTGAATGGACAGATGGTAAAAAATATTTCCCTAAAGCTTTAGTGGAAAAATTGAAAGCTGACCCAACAGGTTTAAGCCAACTTCGCGCGCTAGTCCCAAGCGTTTCACCTGATGCCTCAACGGTTGAGGTGAATGTATCAATGGACGCTAAGGAAGCTTTGGACAAGTTCCTTAACGAAGAATAATTAACCATTTGGTTTTTGTGTCCTAAACTCTAATTTTGACCTGAGTTTAGGACACTTTTATGAAGCAAGAATATGCGCTCGATTTTGCGCCTCCGTTCTCCGGTATGGACAACGAAATCTTTAATACTTTTCGATTGGGAGTTTCATGGTCCAAGCGCATTAAGCCTGACGATGAAGTTTACATCCTATCGAGTAAAGATAAACTAATTAGATCAAAAGCAATTGTTGAAAGCGTTGAGGTCGGTACGCTCGGTGAACTTTTACTTGTCCACGCGAGTTCAAATCACAACGAGATCAACAGTAAAGACGGACGCGAATCTGAACGTCTTTATCAATATATGCTGAAACTATATGGGCCTCACATTGTCAACCTTAAGAAGAAGGCGACAGTGATTTATTTGAGACGAAAACATGAGTAAAGAAGATGTGAAAAAGGACATGAGGTACGTTTTAAAAAGAAACGTACCTACACACCTTGTCGGCAGAACTATATCCCAAGTCATTGATTCTGACACAGACGGCAGCAACATCATGGCTTTATTGAATTACCGCAATGGCGGTGATTCATCTAAGCGAAACAGCGCCAACATCCCCTACTCTTATTATTCATTCGACGATGAAGTCAACTGCGCGTTGGACTTATTCATCTACGCAAATTCAAGCCTGCAGCCAAAATTTAACCCAATGTTCTCAAAAGGACAGCTTAAATTAAAACTCAAAGAAATTGAGCGCAATCAAAAAGTGGCGAAGCAGCAAGCGGAGAAACAAGCTCGAATTGACGCGATGACGGCAGCAGAGCGCTTTCGGGATGGTGAAAACGAAAAACTGGAGCGTTACATGGCAGAAGCACGTCAAAAGCTCCTTCGAGACCAACACTACGACGGCAATTGGGGGAGTTGGTGATGAAAGATATGTTGGAAATGCGCACATATGTTTTTCGTGGCGACGAGGGCATTTTACTCATTCTGCTTTTAAACAAGGCAACGGGTAGACAGGCTTGTATCGAATCAGGCCCCGGCGACCGTGTGGATGATTTCTTCATGTATGACCCATTAAGCCCCACCCCAAACAACGCTGAGTATAAATTTGAACATCGACAGAAAGAGATTCGAGGACTTGCTGGAGAGACTTTTGTAGAAGATTTGGGGGCTAAATTTGCCGACCTTGCCGATGAACGAGAAATTGGAGGCTTTAAAGACGATTTGACGACGTGGTTTGTGTATGACGAAAACGAACACAAAATTTTAAATCGAATTTTCAGTTGGGTCACAGAAGGTGTTGAGCCGCTTGAAGTTGTTAAGTCGGACAAATATGCATTAAAAACCACAGAGCATCAATTGGGGGAATGGTAAATGAATAAATCTAAAATCAAGCTATCAGTAAAGCGCGTTGTTAACGGCAACACGGGCGCAATTGTTGACCTGATTAGCCTAAAAGAACTGGGGAAACCAACACAGTCCGCTTGTGTCTACATGGAATTGGCCAATGACGGCACTGTTAAATACAGCTCAAAAGCCTTCCGCGCTGCGGACGTAATAAAAGAAAAAACACGTCGCTATCACAATGAGCTATTTGGCTATCAAGTGCTCAGAGAGCAAGGTTGGCACTTCGATTTAAAATGTGAAGATGAATACGTGAAATTCATCTTGCAGTTGGATGAAATATTGCTTGGTGGGTGGCCAAATCGCGGTGAAGAATCCGTCGCAAAAATCGCCACAAGTATGCTGAGAAAATTTGAACGCGCACAAGACGTTGTTGGTAGCGTAAAAGGCAAAGCGCCGCCAAAAAATACCGTGCTCACTGACAATGAATTAACTGGAGCATGGGGATGAATTACGATATTTCGGTTAAAACAGTTTCACGCGAAGACATGGATATGAAGCTCCTCGCTGTGAAGTTTTTTCACAAAAAAGCCAATCTATCTTTTGCTTTTTCTTTTGGTACGCGCGGATCAATAACGGTCAAAACATTTTGGCCGGATAAGCACTATGAAGATGGCGACGCACCTTTGATTTGGCAGCATTCGGCGCAATCAGAAAGAATGTATGACGGTTTTGAACTTGCCAAATCAAAGTTCATCGACAGGCGAGTAACGCGCGTTCTACTTGGTGAAAGCTCTAAGCCTGAAAACTTTGACGAACATGCGGAAATTAAATTTGACACCGAGGGGTACATGACGAACGACGCCAAGAGTGCTCTTAGTGGCATATTGAGGGAAGTTGAGGGGTTTTACGGCAGACACGGTACTGAATTTGATCTTTCCAAGATTAAAGAAGAACTAATGCCCTGTCTTGAGTTTTACGTAGAGGCGTGCGATCAGATGATTGAAGCTGAGAAATCCATGATGGAGGATTTGCCCAAAGAGAAGCACGTGCCAGCAACGCAAAATTTTGCGTTTGGAGATTGGTGATATGTTAGAAATGGAAAATGCCCCATATTTTACGCTCGATATATCGTCCGCGTATTGTGAAAATGATGATGAAATATTGCATATCATTAAAATCCACGACCATATCAAAGGCAGATTCGTAGCTGTGGTGAATATTCTTGGTGAGCCAAGAACAATTATGTCAAGAACGGGTAAAGTCACCACAAGCGAGAACATTCGCTGTTCTGAAAACCAAATTGCGGCGAACAGCTCCAAGTTAGATAAAGTATGCGCCGACTATTTTGAAAGTTACATTATCGATGGCGGGTGGACTGACATACCGTCGGGTAAAACGGTGCGTGGTTTCCCATCAAAACAAAAGGGAGTCAACGTCACTGGCCATATTCTTGATAACTCTCCTCTTCGTCATTACCTCACTAAAGATCAAATTGAAACGATTAACGAGAGTATTAAGGAGAGCATTAAGGAGAAACGTATTAGTGAGCGCGTTCCCGCTCTCAAGTCGAATGACGTAAAAACTAAAATTGAAACTACGGGATTGACACAATGGTGATTGAGCGTGTGCCACACACGATTAACGGAAAGCGCATGGGCACATTCTATGTTGTGGATGGTGCATATAAGCTCTATTTGCTCATAGCGCGTGGGGAAAAAACAAAGCTACTCGACAACAAAAACAATGCGTGGCGCATGAATGCACTTGCTCTGAACGAAGCACGACGCAAGGGTTGCGCTTACGTCGGTATATTGCACAGCATCGGTCGAGAGCGGCTTGTATATGCCACACTCATTGATGATTTGTATGGCGATCACTCACAAATTTCTGCATTTGGTGGCGTTCAGCAGCGCACCCTCAATAAAGACCGCTTTCGCTTCTGCACCACGCACTCCTCGGCTTTCATTGCTAAATCGGTCAAAATTCGTTAAAGTTGCCTTTCGAGATAAGTCAATCCTGACTTATTTAATTTAAAATAAGCGTATATGTTAAATCTAAATAAAGGTAAAAACTATGCGCTTATCCAACAACCGAACTATCGACAATATAGCCCGAGACCTAGTTAAAAGTGGGTGGACGGTGCGATCTAAAGGCGGTCATCGAGTTATAACAGACCCCGCAACAGGTTACTCATACCCTGTTCCATCTTCACCGTCATGCGGACGTGCTGAGAAGAATTGGATTGCCGGTGTTCGGAAGATACAACGAGGTGTCAGACCATGACTTTAACTTCTGCATTTCTGTGCATGGCATTAAACGTGTACTTTGAAAGTCGAGGTGAGCCAGAATTAGGAATGAAATTAGTTGCTCAAACTACGCTAAACCGCGCCAAGCACAATGAAAGTGAGGTGTGTAACGCGGTTCTAGCTCCACGACAGTTTTCTTGGACAAGCGTCAAGCTTGATGGTAAACGCCTAAACTCACAACATCGACCCACCGAGCTTTCCAAATGGTCAGCGTCTCAACAAATCTCAGAACGCGCGCTTATAGGCGAATTGCACTTAGATCAGAAATGGAAAGGTGTGACGCATTTCCACAATTTGCAAGTAAAGCCTGTTTGGACAACGCACAAAGATATGAAATATCTTGGACGCGTTGGTAATCATCATTTTTATGCTTACAAGCCTTAAGTCAACGCTGACTTATTTGATATACTAAATCACAACAACGCAAACACTGTATGGAGTCACTTATGACAATCACCCCCTATGGCATTATTTCAGATAGCCATAATCACGCATGGTCAGCCTTTTCTGAAACTGATGCAGACGGCGTAAACAGCCGCCTCCGCATCATTTTGAATGAAACCCTGCGCTGCGCGCGCGAAATTAAAGCGCTTGGCGGTAAGCGCATGTATCACGCAGGCGATCTGTTTCATGTGCGCGGTTCAATTGCGCCATCTGTACTTAATCCAACTGCCGAAGTGTATGCTGAAATTGCAGCAATGGGCATTGAAGTTCGAGCACTATCAGGCAACCATGATTTAGAGTTTCGCGAAGCCACGCGTAACGGTTCAGCAATTACAGCGCTTGAAGGTGTAGGTTGTAAAATCGTCAATACAACGACGTATTTCAATGATGACCGCGTGGTAATGATTCCCTGGCACCAAAACATTGAATCGCTCAAGAAAGAGATTCTTGAAGCTGCCAAACATATCGAAGCAATGCCTTCCCCTCCACCGCTTCGCTCAATGGAGCAATTGAGTGAGTGGACTTTGATGATTCACGCGCCAATTGACGGTGTGATTCCGGGGTTGCCTTCACATGGTCTCAGCGACGCTTGGCTTGCGCTACGCGGCTTTAAACAGGTGTTTAGCGGTCATTATCACAACCATAAAGAATTTGGCAACGGCGTTGTCTCAGTTGGCGCATTGACGCATAACTCATGGTCGGACGTTGGTTCAAAGGCGGGTTTCTTGCTCGTTGAAGATCGCAAAGTAACTTGGCGCAAAACACATGCCCCGCACTTTGTTGAAATCAACAGCGCTATGTCGGAAGAAGATGCGGCACTCACGGCGGACGGCAACTATGTGCGCTGCACCATGAGTTCAGATAAAACGGAAGACGTTGAGCGTATCCGTGAGTTCTTGACGAAAAGCGGCGCGAAAGGCATCAACATTCTATATCAGAAGAAAGTTGTCGAAATTGAACGCGAAGAAACCTCAACAGTTGCAGCGGGTGCATCGATTGAAACCTCTGTGTCTGATTATGTCGGTCGCTTTGAAACCGATCATCCAACAGAACTTGCGGCGTTATGTCAGTCAATCCTGACTGATGCGCGTATGGTGACGGCATGATTCGTTGGATACGAAAGCTACTCGGGTTGTGTGATCACAAGTGGGAAGTGCTCAATGCAGTTCGGCACTCAATTTGCGATGGCTACTTATACACCATGTATCACTGCCAATGCGAAAAGTGCGGCAGGGTGAAGGGGATGAAAGTCAAATGAAAGCATTTTTTATCGCTGTAGGCGTATTTCACATTGTTGCAGTGATTCTCGGCAGTATGAATTTTATCGAATACCGCCTATACGTCGGCTTAGAAGACAAAGTAATTGTGTCCAAAGCAGACCTTGAAACACTTAAACAAGCTGCATTGGAGGCGAAAGACTGTGAGTGAACTTGTCCGCTGTTACTTGCCCCTTGTTTCTGCCGTGATCGTCTTTGCGGTCATGCACTACTGCATTTATTGCTTTGGCGCACAGCCTTACGACAAGCGCGATAAACGCTTCCTGATCATTGCATTGATCTTATTTTTTCCATCATTGATTTTGATGATATTCACCGCAAATTTTGTGGAGCTACTGAAATGAAAATTCTACACGCAACAATTAAAAACTTCCTGACCATCGGTGAAGCCAAGCTTGAACTTGATAATCGCGGACTACTGCTTATTGTTGGCGACAATGCCGATGACAGCTCCGCAAGTTCAAACGGCGCAGGGAAATCGTCACTTGTGGATGCGATTTGCTGGGCGCTATATGGCTCAACTGCGCGTGATGTATCAGGTGATGACGTGATCAACGAAACCGCCAAAAAAGATTGCTATGTTCATTTGCACATTGAAGATGGCGGAAAAATTTACAACATCACACGCCACCGTAAACACAAGCTGTTTAAAAACTCCCTCATTGTGTCGACCATTGATAGTTCGGGCAAAGAAATTGACCTTTCACGCGGCACAGATAAAGAAACGCAAGGCGTAATCATCGATATCGTAGGCTGCTCCGCTGATGTATTCACCTCTGCGGTGTATGCGGGTCAAGAAAAAATGCCTGATCTACCATCAATGACGGATAAAACTTTAAAAGTCCTAATCGAAGAAGCTGCAGGCATTCAAGTGCTTGAAGAAGCTCACGCGATTGCCAAAAAACGTCTAAACGATGCGAAAGATGAAGCGAACACCGCCTTACGCAAAGGCAGCGGTTTTCAAATGCTGATCGATAACTGCCTATTAGACATTGATGGCTCTGAGAAAAAAGCCGCAACATTTGAAGATGACAAACGCGACCGCGCCCGTGCTCATATTGGCACCGCAACGCCCTATGTTGAACTATTAAAAACGCTCAAGGCGCACGATGTTGAGGCGGTAAAGAACTCAATTAGCAAAATGCGCACCAAACTCGCAGGGTTTGATAGCGTGGAAGCTGAACGTCAAAAGCTCAATAAAGAATTAATCACACACAAAGAAGCTCAAGCGCGTTTAAGCACGTTATACAGCTCCACCGCTGACCGTGTGAAGAAAACCTTAGCAGAGATTCAAGGCGTTGAAAAACTCGAAGGTACACCGTGCAAAGAGTGCGGAAAAGAATACTGCGGGGAAGACCTACATGAAGCGGTCAACATTCGTCGGGCAAGTGTAGATGAGGGCAAGAAAACCTTAGCCACAATCAAGGCCGAGCATGCCGAAAATGCCAAAGTGGTTGCTGATGTGGAAGCTCAGATCGCCAAACTGCAAGATAAGCTGCAGGATAAAGTGGACTTGGAAGCGAAAATTCGTCGCTTTGAAACACAAGCACGCGACATGCAGGTGGAGAACGACAAGTTAGACCGTGCAAAAGAGGCAATTGAACGCATCAAAGGTGAAGCTAAGGCCATGATGACACAGCCCAACCCTTTCGTTGCCCAAATTGAAGAACTCAAAGGTAAGCAGGCGAAATATGAAGCGCAAAAAGCAGAACAGCAGAAAG